AATTAAAGAATGAGATGATGAAGTGAAGTACTAACATTACTGAGGATATTGTAGGTAGCTAAACAGTTCCCCGCGAGGGTGTCCGCTACTGGCCAACCAAACTGTAGGTGCAATATCATTGAGGTTTTGTCAATGTGAAGTGAATTCAGATTGTTCTTCTCAGACTCGAGCGTTTATATCTACACACATATGGAAGTAGTGTAGAGAAGTTTGTTCCGAGCTGTAACTTTAATCATAGATTTTCTGTCAATTATCAACGTCGCGTCTTAAAAGAATTAATTTCTGGACAATAGGTACGCCCGCGAGTTGTCAATGACTAATCCCAAAACCAGGGAGATTGAGTAGAAAAACTATGAATAAGGGCTAACTAAATCGGTGTTCGCCCATGTAAAACTCCCCATTACATAAGATATCTTGTTTTGTAGGGAGGAGTGCACCAATTATTCTATAAACTTACTTCCTTTCTTTTTCCTTTCAAAATGGCCACAACTACACAGAAAATCGTTTTGTTCCGTAAAAATCGTTTTGCCCAAATGCAAGTTCAACAACTTGAGGAATTGGCGCGCAATAACACTCTAAAGCGCCAAATCTTCGTCGACTTGATTAAGAATTCAAACTTTGCTGCCGCTGGTTCGAAGTTCTTCAAGTTGTATGAATTGACTCAGAAAGGACGAACCATCCCCTGTTTTCAAGCCACTACTTGTCGTCGTGAAATCAAAATTAGATTGGCTGATGGGGATGTCACAATTGGATTGTCTGTGAAAGATAGTGATTTTGATTTATTGTGGTCACGATTGTCTCCCTTGGCCATTTGCCAAGCTCAAATCTTGGGATTTTCTATTACCCATGATGTGAAAGTGCCTCAATCACTTGATACTTTGGCCACCACATTGGCTGCTTTCCTTGAAGGACTCAATGTCGCTAAAAGCGTCACCAGCAAATTGATATCTGCTCTATGTAAGTTGGTGATTTTGCTCCAGTCCAAATTTGATCGTGTCACAGCCATTGCTTTGTTGATTGACGTTCTTGTTTCTGTTGACATTGATTTTACAGTTGCACAACAAATTGTTCAATCAATTTCAGGACACTTGAAGGTGGCTTTTCAATTTTTGACCAACGCAATTGTTGCTCAAGTTGATCAACAACCTATTGTAGCTTTGACAACAATTTTAGCTACCATTCTTGGTTCACTCTTCCTTGGATCCATGCCAAAAACATCGAATATTGAAGGCTGTATTTCCGGGATCAAGCGATTGGGTGACATTGCGAGAGGCCTTGATAGTTCTTGGAAGGTTTTTGAACGCATTTCCAACTTCGTGTTTCAAAAAGTCTTCGAATGGAAAGAGGGTCACCCGGTTTCGATTGAAGAATTGGACGAATTTGTCTCCGGAGTCAAGGAATGGTTTCATGAGGTTCAAGAATTATCTGCTTTGAACTTGAACGAGAAAATAGCTATGGAACCTGAAACATGTGAACGCATTGAAAGATTGCATGCACAAGGATTGAGATACTCTCAGATGGCATCAGAATTCAAACTTGACAGGAAAATGATGGAACCGTTCAACGTTCATTGGAGAATAATGCAATCCATGTTTGATAAAGCAACTGCCTCAGGTGCTTTTCGAAGTGGACCTCGTGTTGAACCAGTCGTCATTTACTTGTTTGGTGAATCTGGTGTTGGAAAATCTGGCATGACATATCCTCTGGCTATTGAATTGCTCAAAATTGATGGTATTACTAAAATTGATGGAAAACCGGATTTCACGCGAGACATCTACATGAGAAATCCCGAACAGGAATACTGGGACAATTATCGCAATCAAAAGATTTGCATTTATGATGATTATGCTCAAGCAGTTGACTCAGTATCTAGACCAAATCCTGAGTTTTTCGAGATCATTCGGACCGGAAATTTGGCACCTTACCCTTTGCACATGGCCTCATTGGAACAGAAAGCAAACACCTTTTTCAAATCAAGAGTGGTCATTTGCACTTCGAATACAAACATTGGTCGTATTCGCCCAGCTTCAATCACTTGCGCTGAAGCTGTGAAGAGGCGAGTTGATGTTTGTATGGAAGTGAAAGTGAAACCACGATTCCAAATGCCTGGAGATGGAGCTTTTGCCACAAAGAGGTTGGATCCTGCTAGGGTTGAAGCTCTTCTCGGAGTGAAACATTCTACGGATGTTTACATCTTTCAACCTGTGAATCCATTGACAGGTCATGCTTTTGGTAGACCCATCGAGTACAATCAGTTGGTGCGTCAAGTATCACGCTTGTACGAACAGCGGTATGCACGGTCCCAGGAAGTTTTTCAACATTTGGAAAATATTGCCTCTGCCCCACGTTTGGATGCCCAGATGGAGGTCCATGACTTGAAGGACAAATATGAGGAGTATTCGAATCAATGTGATTTGAGGTTAATTAAAGCAGCTCAGCTTAGGAAATGGCCTCGTACTATGTTGATGGCATTTCTTGATAACATCCTTGACTTCCAAAATATCTTGAGCCCAGATTTATTCGAAGAATTGATTAACATGCCAGTTGATCGTGCCATCGATATTCCTGAGATGATGAAGAATATTCTGGAGAACTATGATGAGATTTTTGTCCCTGATGCTTCCAAAATCATGCACAGGTGGTTTACCACGCAATTTGATTTGTTCGCTCCAAACTTGGCTTGCATGGTTGTCGATGTGAAACCCTCGTCTTATTCTACGATTATTGTGCGCAACTTGAAAAGGCAAATGAACATTTTCATTGAAAAAGCCAAGGAATGGATTGCATATATCAAGGAGAAGATTGAAGCACACCCCTACATTGCCATTGGATTGATGATTATTCCCGCTGTTATTGGAATGCTGGGATTTTATTTCAATCGTGAGAAGATCACTTTGACCAACTTCAAGCATCACAAACTTGTGCGGAATAGGCGCGTTAAGCATGCTCATCGATGCATTTTGTGTGGAGAAGTTTTTACTCACACTCACTACATCGATGAGAGTGCTAATGAGTATGAGATCTGTCAGAAATGTAAGAAGAACTCATGTGAAATCGATCTGGGTGATTATGTGATCTACGAAAATCAGATCAATGGATGGATTCTGGCATTCAAGCGTTTAGATTTGGAGGAAAGTGATGTTCATTCGCTATTGTGTGCTAACAGCTTGAAGTCCTTTATGAGATGTGTGAAGAAAGAAAAGCTTTTGCTTTGACGAATTCAAATGATTCCACAGTGAAATTGGCTGTTGAGGTGGCATCTTCTGGCGATATCAACACCAGAAAAAGACCTTTGGTTCGCACTGAGTTGGCATCTTCGGGAGATATTACTACACGTAAACGCAATGTAATTTCCGTGGAACTTGGGAAATCTGGTGATGTCAACACACTGAAGAAGCAAATTGTTCACACTGAACTTAAGGCTGAAGGAGCGACTGATCCCAATTCGTTAGCTGTGTCCAAGAAAGTACTCAACAACATGTACAACATCGATGTTCTGGACGGAGCAGTTGCCGTTGGGAGGATGAAAATGACATTCTTGCGTGGGCGGGTTGCAATCACAGCTGGACACTTGAAACCATATTTGGATAAATACTCTTCTGTTCGCATCTGGAACAAATCCAAGCCGCAAGGACATGTTATTCCAACGCGCAATTTGAAGGTTCGTCCAGTGATAGGCCAAAATGGGAAAGAAAAGGATCAGATTTTGATTGAATTTCCATCTGTGCACGATCATGCTGACATTACAGGTTCTATTGCTAGCTCGTTTGAGATGAGCAAGTTTCAGACAGTTTCTGGATGTCTGTTGGTTCCTTGTGATGACGGAGCTGTTATGAAATATGGAGATATTCATGCTCAAGATTCCGTCTTGTATTACGAAGATGCAAAGATGAACAACTCTTTGACAATTCGTGAGAGATATCAATACACTGCATTTGAGACCGTTGCAGGTGATTGTGGATCCATTCTTATGGCTGTTTCTTCCCAGTTGCCACGGAAAATTTTAGGATTGCACGTGGCTGGATCATATGGTTTGGGTGTTTCATCGCCCTTTAACATTTCCGACATTGAGAATGCTTTTCTGGCCTTTGACATGAAAGCTCAAATTTCCGTTTCTTGGGATCCTCTCGTTAGTGAACATCTGTTTGCTACGGAATGTGCGTTGCCTGAAGGCAATTTCACTGCAATCGGAAGAGTTCCACAGGGAATGGCAAGAGCGACAAAAACTGAATTGCGTCCTTCATTGATCCATGATGTTGTTACCAAACACACAACTATCCCAGCTGCTTTAACACCAAAGCGCGTTAATGGTAAATTGCTGGACCCTTTGGAGCTTGGACTCAAGAAATCTGGTTCAATTCCTCCATTTGCAGATCCTAACAAGATTGACATCGCCATTCGTGATGTTGAGAGAAAGATCAATTGCAATATTTTGCCACAACATCAGAAGATCTTGACACCATTTGAGGCAGTTGCTGGAATTGAGGGTGATCCATTTATGGCTGGTATCAATCGAAATACGTCGCCTGGATATCCATTTGTTTTTCAGCGTGGCAATACTCCTGGGAAAAGGAAATGGTTAGGTTATGACGAATATTTTCTTGATGCTGACTTGGAAAAATTGGTTCTTGAAAGAATTGAATTGGCCAGGCACAACAAAAGGATGCCAACCGTATGGACCGACACGTTGAAGGATGAACGAAGACCGATTGAAAAAGTCCAAGCTTTGAAGACTAGAGCTTTCTCAGCTGGACCCATGGACTACACGTTGGCATTCCGTATGTATTTTCTAGGATTTGCGGCTCACGTTGCGAAGAATAGGATTGACAACGAAATATCAATTGGGACTAATGTGTATTCTGATGATTGGACACGCACAGCTTTGCGACTGCAACGAAAAGGAAAACATGTCATTGCAGGAGATTTTTCCAATTTCGATGGGACCCTTCTCCTTCAAGTTCTTGAGCCTATGGTTGAGATTGTTAATGATTTTTATGATGATGGCGAGGAGAATGCAAGGATTCGTCGTGTTCTTTGGAAGGAAATCTGCAATTCCGTTCACTTGAAAGGAGATCAATTGTACCTGTGGACTCACTCCCAACCATCTGGTTGTCCAGTCACTGCGATTCTTAATTCGATGTACAATTCGATCACTGTGAGATATGTTTGGCTAGTTGTCATGCCACAAGAGTATGGAACAATGAAAGCTTTTAATGAGCATGTTTCCATGGTCTCTTATGGTGATGACAATTGTCTGAACATATCCCCTGAGGTGATTGAGATGTTCAATCAAATTACGATTGCGGAGGGATATGCAACCATTGGCATGACTTACACCGACGAAGCCAAATCTGGAGAGATGGTACCATTTCGTACGTTGGGTGAAATTGCTTATCTGAAGCGAACGTTTACATGGAATGAAGAGGAAAAGCAATATCTTGCCCCATTGAGTATGGACACTGTGCTCGAAATGGTTAATTGGATTCGTGGGGATTTGGATCAAGAGCAGAGCACCATTGACAATATTGAGACAAGTTCATTTGAACTTTCTCTGCATGGAAAAGAAACCTTCGATTATTGGACACGGAAATATATGACCGCAACGAAGAACTTTCGCGTGCGCCCGCAGATTTTATCTTATGATGAGTATCGTCGGGTTGAAGCTGTCAAATATGGACGGCTCACAGCATGCCAATTTTAATAACCCAAATCTTGGAATGGGGCTTCAATCAATTGCCGTGAGGTTGAAGCAGCAAAGCCTGAATCCAAGTCAACATCAGTTGGATGGAGAGAGTTTTATACTTTCTATTGATTAATGTGTGCCATCTAAAATCCAGGCTATTAATCCGGCATTTTAAAGTGAGAGAATGATTCAGCTCCACAAGTTTTGTTAAACTCACGAATCGCTATGAATTCGACACAAATGAACCAAATTAACCCTGATTCCACTTTGGTATCAGATCCACAACAAGTCACCACGTTTACAGATGATGTTGAAGTTACTTCTTATGAGAAACCAATGATTTCATCTGCGACAATGTGGACTAAAATGGCTGAAGATTCCATGTTACATGATGTGCATGCTATCTTGCAACGCCCCACCATTGTTTTTGAATCGTCTTTTGATACACTTTCACCTCTGCCTGAATTGAATTTTCCTGAGTCCATTTTAGACAATTCAGTGAATATTGTAGAGAAATTAAATCGATTCACTTATTTTCGCGCCAATATCAAAGTGAGAGTTGTGTTCAATGCTACCCCGTTTCAACAAGGTAGATATTGGATGTTTTTCTCTCCTTTTGATTCTGAGTGCAATAGACCCCAAACTGGTCATATTTCCAACCAAACAGGTTATCCTGGAGTGGAAATTGATCTTGCTAGTGGCGCACCTGTGGAAGTTAAAATCCCATATTGTGCACCCCTTTCCCATTATGACTTGGTCAATGGGTTTTCAACTATGGGCACTTTGAAAATGGTCGAATTGAATCAAATCCAAGATGGAGTTTCCCCTGCTTCACCCGCTTATTACACAGTGTATGCTTGGTTTGAGGATATTGAGTTGGCTATGCCCAATCCAGTGAAAATTCTTCAAGCTCAAGTTGGTGAAGAACAACAAGCCACAATGGGGCCACCAATTTCCGGTACAGCCAACGCTGTTTCTGTGGTGGCTCGAACTCTTGCGAATGGAGTTCCATCCTTGGCACCAGTTTTGAAACCAGTTGAATGGGTGTCCCGTGCTGTTGCTGGTGTAGCTAGTACAATGGGATATAACAAACCCGTCACGCTTGAGAAGAATTGCCTCATCACAAACGTGCCTGCTAAAGGTTTTACAAATTGTGATGGTATTGATACATCAACTAAGCTTGCAGCTATGCCGGACAATTCTTTGACAACAGAGAAAGGCTTGTTTTCAACTGAAATCGATGAGATGGATATGTCATATGTTACATCCAAATCTTGTGTGATGGAGAAGGACATTACTTGGAATATCAACCAGTCGAAAGGCACTCAAATTTATTTTTGGCCTGTCATGCCTGGGTGTACTGAGACCGGTAACACTTCAGATAGAATTCCTGCAACAATTACAGCTTATGTTGCTAGTATGTTTTCTTTGTGGCGCGGATCATTGAAATATCGTATTACCGTTGCCAAAACTGGTTTTCATACTGGTCGTTTGCGATTGACCTACTTTCCAGGTGATTCATTGCTGAGAAATGTAGAAACCGACGTTCAAAGCGCTTATAATTGGATTTTAGATCTTTCAGTTTCATCCGAGTTTGAGATTGAGATCCCTTATATTGCAAATATTCCGTGGAAGAGAGTCATTGTTGACAACCCGGGATCTAATGCTTGGCGAGATATTAAACATTACCCTGGTTGTCTCCAACTCACTGTACTGAATCAGTTGAGAAGATCTTCAGATTCGGTTGCGGATAATTGTCCAGTAAACATTTGGATTAGTGGTGGTGATGATTTGTCATTTGCTATTCCTGATTTTGGAGGGTATGTTGTTCAAACTAACCCAACTCCTGTCCCCTTTGAAGAGAGTGAATTTCCGGTATTGGACGCTCAGGTTTTTAATTTAACTTCAAGTGGTACAAGTCACGATGAACAAATGTCGAGTAATTCCATGACTATGTTTCCCAAATCTTTGATGGACAAAACTTCCGCGGAACAATTGACAATTGGTGAGAAAATTATGAATCTTCGTCAGTTAATCAAAAGATTCACGATTACGGCTACCGGAAACAAATTTCCCTATGTTAGTCTTAACACAGGTAGATATTGTTTCCCTGGTCCCATGCAAGCTAACAACGACTTCAATTTGCACAATGAGATTACATTGGACCCTTGTTACTTTGGAGTGACTAATGGAACCAATGTTCCCATTGAACAAGAAGTGGAGTTGCCAGTTTCTAGGAATGATGATGGAACTTTTGTTTTTCTTGACGATTTTATTGCAGTCAGACGTTATCCTGTCCAAAATCCATTGTTCTATATTTCGTATCTTTATCGGTTTTGGAGAGGAGGAAGGAGATACAAGATGATTTTTCCTCCCGGAGACGATCTGACTTATAATAGTCAAGGGGTTGGTCCTGCCACTCAGGCCGGTGCTTTTGCTCAGCGTAGCGCTGGTATTTCTTCATCTGCCACGAATCGGCCGGCTCAACCCGTATTGATTAAAAGAGACTATGATACAACTGAAAATGGTGTCATCTTGGAACCTACTCTTACCACATTCATCACAGCCTCTTCAGAGCCTACTTTCGAGCACGTCGTTTTTCCTGATTTGAATGGTGTTGCTGAATTCGAGGTTCCTTACTATTCGCAAACCCCCATCTCCTTGGTTGGTGAGGGAATCATTTCTAGTACCAAGGGAACTTTACTGACACGGTCACGCATTAAAGTTCGGAAATCCACGAATCCCCGTGGACTCGACCAGCCCGCTTACAGTGCCTTTAATTCCGGCGGGTATTTAACATCTACAGCAACTGATGCTGCCATCAGACCTTGTTTTGGAGCTTTTTCTCTTTATGAGGCCGCTGCTGATGACTTTTCTTTCGGATACCTTGTAGGTGCTCCGTATATCAAGAGACTTTAAAATCTCACAATTTCTAGATTGAACACATTTCTACAGGATGTGCTCGATCGCAGTCTATTGACACCTTTGGGTGGTCACCATTGTTTAACGCACAATGGTCCTCTATTTTTCATGATAATGAACCACCCACGGGGTGGATGTAATTATTAGTAACTTTCAAGAGGTTCAGCCCAAAGAGCTTAATTAGAAATTTTATTATGTCCAAAATTTGCGTTCTGTACTTAACCCC